AGGATATATGATGTTTCATTTTGTTTTTCAAAATCTTCTAGAACTTCAAAGTCTTCATAATTTAATTGAGCATCACGTCCAAATACTGCTGGCCAAACCTTTTCACCATATATACTACGATCAAATATAACATCGCGACCATCGCAAGCTGTATATAGTTCTAACATCTCATCAATGTATCCAGGTCCTGCATAACCCTCTTGTGAATATTTCTTGTCAGGTGCATCCATGTGAATATAATGATAACCTTTATTCTTGTAGTATTCGGCTACGGATGATTTACCTGACCTATCTAGTCCCTCTAATATTATCCAAGCCATACTACCACCTCTCTGCTAATGCAGTCAAAACAAGTATGATGATAAATGCAATAACAAATAAAATAAAAGAAATCCATAATGGAGATAATACCCACCACCAAGACCATGTTATGTGCCCAGTAAGCTTCAAAAAAATGAAAATACAAGTTAATAAGCCACTGAAACTAATACCCCCAGATGACTTTACAGTTATATCAGACATAATAAATCCTCCTACATACTATCAATGTTATACTAAATGAAAATAAAAAGGGTCACTTTTTACAGTGACCCTTAGAAGGAGGAAGTATGAGCTGAAGATTTTACTCTTCAGTATTCAACGGGTTTTTAACCGGCTTACCATCAACATAGGTAGCCTTATTCTGACCATACTGAGAGGATTTCTCCCGTAGGGATTCTTTTCCAGCGGATACAGCAGCATGGGCACTAGCTACTCCTTGAGCATCCATTTCTGCCTTATGTGCTTCATCTTCTCTAGCTTGCTCTTGTGCAGCTAATTCTAACTGTTGTTGTTGCATAGCTTCGGCTCGTTTTTGAGCATCCATAGCAGCTAATTGTTGCTGCCATGCAAAGAAGGCTTGATCACCTGGAAAATATTGAAGTTCTTTTCTTTCTGTTGCACCTTTATCACCCATAAAAAACTCTCTAATCTCACCTTTAGTCATATTCTTCTCGACTAATGCCCAGAAAGATTCATTTAAAGGTAAATCAGCTAATGGATGGTCTACTCGCTCTTTTCTATCGGCATCTAACAAGTCATTCATTGTCTTGTTCACTGTCATTTGAGCTTGTAGTAGGGCAACTTCAGTTTGAGGTGTTTCATCAGTGTAACCTTCAAACTTGAATAGATATTTCTTAGATAGTTCTTTATCTATCATTGGAAGTATGTCATGATTGATAAAGTCTTCTATAAACATTAGAATTGGGTATAAACCGCGTTCTCTAGAGTATTCAATTTTCTGTTTATTACCTTGTTGACCAGCTGCTTGAGCTCTACCGGTTGCACTTGTTAAAAAATCCATACCCAACTCAATAGGATCAATTTGGAACTGAGTACAAATTGCTCTCATTAAATGTTGGTTGTAATTGATATACTCCATGTCTCTGGCGTTACCAGTCATTGGTACCCAATCAACATCATCTAGACCTGCAACAATAGGTGTTCTCCATGCATGTTGCACACCACTAATGGTATTATAAAATTGTCTTCTAAAGGCAGTTAACTGAGATTGAGTAACAGTTCCTTTTAGATGTAATATACCACGTGCAGCATAACCATGAGTAAAAAAGTTCGAATTATATGTTTCAGAATTAAGATGATTGGTGATATTAATAATAGCTAACTCTAATGGACCATAACAGTATCCCATCGAATCTGCAAAGTTTTGAGGATTAAATAATTTGAAAACCATATCCTCATCACCAAAAACAGCTATTGTTCTTCCATCGTAAGCCTTTTGAATATACTTATATTTTTCTAAATTAGCTTCATTTACTTGCTGTCCCATTCTAGGATCGTTATCAGAAGTTGGCTTATTAACAGCTTTAGCTTGTTCATGCTCATCTTTAGCTTGTTTCTTTGAAATATTGCGATTTACAAGAAATACATTTTCAGCTGGTAGTGGCCTAAATCGATGTAAGGCACCACCGCGAGTCTGAACTTTCTCTACTGATATGTAACCAAATGTTAATGCATCTCGCACAACTAATTTTAGAAATTCACCGAATAATAATTTATCCTCATCAGGAACATTTTCCGTGCGTCCACAGTGATAGATAAAGTTCTCGATATTAGCAATCATTTCACGATCTGCTTTAGTGTACTCATGATTATCATCACGTTTCACTATTCTATAACCCATGTCGAACTTCTTTTTTTGAGGTCGACTGAATTTTAATAGTGTGTCTAAACGAATCTGAATAATAGCAGAGACTAGCCAGTCTCTAAGAGATACATTTTTAAGCGTACGATTACTTAATCTTGATGGTTTATGTCTAGCAATGGTGGCATGATTCTGATGTTCAAAAAATGGATCGTCAATAATTGCTTTTCGACCTATCTCTCGCCCATCATCACTCGGCTGTTCCATTGGTGTTTCTGGTACCTGGTCAGCATCTGCTTTTAGAATTGTATCTATCTCATCTTGCTGCTTCTTTACCAGGTATTCTCCTAATTTATCAAAAATACCCATAATTACTTCCTCTTTCTCACATACTTCTAATATATTATACTATATTTTAGCCTTTAAGGACTTAAATTCTTGATATTGCTGCAACGTATTGTTACCACTACCATATCTCTTATGAAATTGACTATGACAACCATGACATAAGCAGATTAAATTACTTAAATCAAAGCGCTTCTCTACGCACCAATTCCACCCATCTAAATGATGTGCATTTAATCTTGTTTTAGTTTTCCCACAAATATCGCAAGTAAAATTAGCCTTTTTAAGACATTGTTTGCTGACCTCTTTAAATTTAGCTCGCTCTATTTTATTATCATCGCATAGAAATCCATTAAAGGCTTCAATAGAGATGCCACGTAAACCACAAGATGTCTTTATTGCGTGTAGTCTACCCCTTGCGGCACAGTCACTCAATTTTTGCCTATATTCTGGAATAGCACTTCTTTTTTGACAAGCTGTCTTATGTTTATCCGCATACTCTGTATTTCTATATCTATCAGAGGCAATCTTAGACACTAATTTACGATTATTTGCATCGCTATACCACTCAGAAGTCTTTTTAGAGATTTTTTTACGAACAGCATTGTCACTGTGCATTACCTTATTAAGATTAGATATGGCACACTTATCACATAGATCAAAGTTAAATCGTGTTGACTCAAATGTACGATTAAACAGTACTTTACACTTATCGCACCGACATCGAGTAGACCATCCTTTCTTAGGACTATCTATTGTTATTAATGTTTTAGTGATGTATTTATATTTGCGTGTTCGAAACCAATATTTACTGATTCTCATATGATTATTATACTATAGGGTCAAGTTAAACTCCACAGAAAGCCACCTCCGCCTTCAAAATCATCATCTTCGTCATCTAAGTCGCTTATTTTGCCAATTTTTCCCAGTTTAGAGAGGTCTTGATCGTCAGTATTTATCTCTAAACCGCTTACTCGTGCAAATTCTTCCGCGTTAGGTGTTTTTAAATAGTTACCATCATCATCAGCTATTTCCGATGAATCTGCCATTGCTCCAGTGGCCATCATAAATTGAGTCTTACCTAATAATGGCTCCATAATGTATCTCAATCCATCTAACCAGTGATCGTGTTCTGTATCTATAACTTCAGATATAGTTCCGTCCGCTGCAGTTTTATAGTGATACAGACTGAATTCTGCTATAAGTGGTTGGCAAGTTTCTTGTGCCATCATAATCTTAGTATCTGTTGTTCCAGGAACACGTAAGAACTTCTTAATTACCTGAATTCCTGTCATAATGTCACCTTTTTTAGCTTCATTATGAGCTGGAAGTCCTGCTTTTCTCATCTCTACAATTGCTCCCTGGTCAGCTTGATCAGGAAAGTAGAGCTGAGGGCGATACATATTATGATATTTCTGCTTGATGTAGTGGATCCACTCTGGATTAGACACATATGTCATACCATCAGCACGAACCACATAAATATTATCTTTCTTATCGATGAATGCATAGGTCACTGTAGATGGTTTACTCCAACCCCAGTCAATACCTGCATAACATGGAATTTTAAGTTGGTGGCACTTTTTAACAAATATATCGTGAGTACACTCACCTGGGAATTCTTTACCAGTTAATCGCTTCCACATTGCATTCCAATTAGCTACATGGATTCTCTCATCAAATTCCTTATATACAATTCCTTCCACAGATGGTTTTAAGTTCATAAGCTGAGAAAGAGCCCAATCAACTCCTTCTTTACGAACCTTCTTGATGATCTCATCAATTGGTTTCAGCATCCATGACTTTGAAGTTTGATTCTTAGCATCACCAAGACATATTGCTGCTGCTGGACATCTTAGACATTTTTCTCCTGGTAGAGTAACTTTGGTATATTCTCGCTTCTTTTTAGCATCTTTCCGCTTAAATTCATCTTCAGTTATAACTTCCATATCCTCTAATACGGTATATGCAGTAGTTGGAGTTGTCCCAGATCTGGTGTCGGGGCATCTCTCAGCAAATTCAAAAGCAGTCCAGCGCTTAACAACTGTACCATGCTGCTCAGCATCTTCAATCTGCTTATTCATTAAACCATATCGGGATTTTCTTGTTGAGATACCAACACGAAGTGCTCGTTTATTACCCTTAGAGTCAAGCATACCTGATATCTCTTTAAAGGCTTTTAATCCTTCACCTGATACTGTATCAATCTCATCCACCACAACTAGAGGAACATGTGGTCCATT